AATGCTTATTCCCAGCTACAAGATGCACAAGTAGAAGCTAGAAAAGTATTAAAAGATTTATGGGGAGATAGAGAAGATGTTTGATATTATAAGCAAAATATTTGGTTCAGGCAATGTAATACAATCAGGATTTGATTTAATTGATAAGATACATACATCAGACCAAGAAGAAATAGAATCTAAAGCTAAAGCTAAAGTAGACTTATTAGGAGCATATGCTCCTTTTAAGATAGCACAAAGATATATTGCATTTACATTTACTATTGTATTTGTATTTATAATGCTTAATGGTATTGTAGGCTCATTATATGGTTGGGTAGATTTAGAAGCTGTTAGACAAGCTAAAGAGTTTGCTAATTCAATGTGGTTAGGTGAAATAATGATTGCTATTGTATCATTCTACTTTGGAGGTGGATTTATAGAGTCTATCAATAGAAGGAAAAAGAATGACTAATAAGCTAATAGAAGATATAAAGTTTGAAGAAGGATATAGACAATTTCCTTATAGATGTACTGAAGGTAAGCTAACAATTGGATATGGATTTAATTTAGATGATGTAGGATTAAGCAAGCAAGAATGTGATTTAATATTAAATTATAGAATAGCTAAGATAATATCTAGTGTAAAATCTAGTTTATATTTCTTAGATATAAAAGATGAAGCTTGGGAAATCTTGTATCATATGGCTTATCAAATTGGATTAAATGGATTACTGAAGTTTAAAAATATGATAAAATGTTTAGAGAAACAAGATTATGTTGGTGCTTCTATTGAAATGGTTGACAGTAAGTGGTATGGTCAAACTACAAATAGAGCAATAAGATTAGTAGATAGAATGAAAGGATTATAATGGCTACAAATATAAATATATCAGATATTACTTCAAATATTTCTGTTGACAATGACTATAATGTAAGTGGTGATGGATATTTTGATGACTTAATGGAGTCTGTAAATAAACACTTACTTGCACAATATCAAGCAAATAGAATTACTGGAGATAGCTATGCTAAAGCTTATGTATCTATGATGCAATCAGTATTAGGACAAGCTATACAATTTGGTTTAGCTAAAAGAAGTACAGAAATAAGAACAGATATAGCTGAAGAAGACTATAAAAAGAAATTAGAAGATTATCAAATTATGACAGCTACTGGTGTTAGACAAGCAAAGATAGATACTATACTTAATCAAAAAGATAAGTCTATTGCAGAAAAAGATTATGTTCTTGAACAAACACAACAACTTGTTAATAGTATTAATTATAACAATAAGATTAAAGCATTAGATAGTTTGGCAGATACATATGGAACATACGGAGCAGGTGGATTAACTATGTCTAGCGATATGTGGGCAACATACTTTTCTATTGTTACTGACTTATCAACAGTACCAGCACCAACAAGTACAACAGTAACTAAAGTAACTTAGGAGTAACTATGGCTAATAGAGTAACTAAAGAAAGATTAGCCAAGGCTTCTCTTGCTAAGACTAATAATTTAAACTTTACTATTGAGGGTATATACGAAGATGACAGACAAAAGTTTCAAGCTATGTCACAAGACCTTGGTATTACTTTTGATGGTAACAATAATGTCTTAGACAACACAATCAAAGATAATGTTACAACATTAAATGGATATTTTAGTGGTAGCTTTACTGGTACTTTTACAATAGTTGATAGTGTAGACTTTGTAGGTCAAACAACAACAACTAAGACTGTAACTGTATCTAACGGATTAATTACGAGTATAGTGTAATGAGCATATATCAGAATCAACTAGAAAGCATTGTAGCTGATATAGAAAGTACAGTTAATGATTTAAACTCTTATGTTGATAGTGCTAATAGTGCTACTACAAGAGCTACATTCGATAAATATGTTGCCTTGTATGATACAGCCAACTTGTCTTATGATGAGTTGTTGGGTCAATATGATATAGCCAAAGAAAACCTAGAAAGATATAATACTTATAATATTGTATCTACTGAAGAAATAGATATACCTAATGCACAAGATAAAACACAATGGTATGCTGGTGGTTTACTTAGAAATGAATCATTTGCTGGCGGTATAGGCTTTTCACCAACAAGTGTACCAGCTTTTCAAAACAAAGCTAAAGGTAATGATTTTGCTTCAAATATGATTTCTGGTACATTTGATTTTCTTAATCCTGCATGGTCTTCAATAGTCGCTTTAAACAACATTGGATACTTTAACTTATTACATGATAACGATAAAAGAACTACATCAGTATACAGAGTTAATATAGCCATTATAGGTTACGATGAAGCTGGTAATGCCTTTGTAGGTGGTGAAGGTGAAGGAGAAATATATACATCAAGTAATTCAGATAAAGACTACACAAATAACAATACAAACATATCATCAGTAGATAAAGTTGTTAGTAATAACTGGAATATGTTTACAACTATAGAAGCTATTACTGCAGGTAATAAGATAAGTTTAGCTATCAGTGCAATAGATATGTTAACTAATGAAAAGTTTGCTGAAATGTCTACTGGTGAGATACTTAGTGCTGGAGTATATGGAGCAGTTAGAAGTTTGTTTAGTTCTGCTTTATCTGGAGCATTAGGTTTAGGAATGATAGGTAGTTTAGTTATTGGAGCAGTATTTGATGAATTAGTTGAGTTAAGTTTGGGAATAGATAATTCATTTGGTATTGGTGGACAAATGACTTACTCACCTACTGGTACAAAGATGTTTGGTGAAGCTGAAGGTTTCTTGGGTATCGAGACTGGCTTTAAGAGCCTAGAGAATATGTTTGCTAATTCTTTTATTGGTGGATTATTCTATAATGATTTTGAAGTTGTTAATGCTGTAAACTTTACAGATTATGAAAAGACTACTGAGTTAGCAAGAACATTTAACTATGTAGGTTTTAGTAGAACAGATTACTTTTCTAGTGTTGGTGCAAGAAGCGTAGAACAAACAAGATACTCAACACCTAACGAAACATATGATATGTTTTCTAATGGATGGTCTGTATATACAGATACTGTAACAAAAGAAACATATACTTATACACCTGATAATACTTACATACAATCAGATAGATATGGAAATGTAATATCTACTAATGCTAAAGATGTTGAAGTAACTAAAAATACAGAAATGGCTACATCATTAAACAATCAGCTAGATGTAGTAGCAAAGAATACAGTTGAGTTAAATTTATTTGAAATGATGTATGAAGCATTTACTTCACCTGAAGCAGTAGCCAATGCAGGTAATATGTATGCTTCCAGTGTAAATAGTGTGTTAGGTGTTGATATGTATGAATATAATACTATTACTGGTAATCTTCAGTTGACTGATTACTACGACCCAATGAGTAGAGAAATAGATAGAATATCACAAGAGTTTGAAGATATGAAATCTAATTTTAGTGATTCAAGTGGAGATGGTGCTAGTCTAGCAGAACAAGCATCTAATTCAGAGCAAGTAGGAGACACAAGTGGAATGGAAGATAGTGGAAGTGGATTAGGTATTGCCTAATCTTGTAAATTAAAAAAAATATGATATAATTCAATCAAAGGAAAAGTATGACTAATGAAGAAGCATTAAAAGTAATCTTATCTGATATAAATTCAGCAAAAAATGCTAAGAAAGAAATTGATAGTAAAATAGAAGAATGGCTTAGTGAATACGAAGGTAATCCATACGGAAATGAAACTAAAGGTAGAAGCAAGATTGTTGTAAAAGACATCAAAAAAGCAGTTGAATGGTTTATACCTACTGCATCAGACCCTTTTGTTAAGAAACCTAGAATCGTAAAATTAGAAGGTATTACATCAGATGATATAGATACTGCTAAGATGCATGAGAGACTACTTAATTATCAGTTCATTAGAAAGTTTGATTCTTACAACTTTATTCATGACTTATTTAGAATATCTGCTACTGAGGGTACAGTTATTATTAGATGTGGTTGGGACTTTGAAGAGAAAGAAGAATCTAAAACAATAGAGAATTTAACATTAGAACAATTAGATGCAATAGAAAGAGAATCACAATTGGATATATCTTCTATCAATCCTAATGAAGATGGAACATTCAACTTAACATACATTAAAAGAACAACTGTAAAGAATCAACCTACTGCTGAAGTATTAAGAAATGGATATTGTTATCCAGACCCTAGCTGTACAACAGTTGAAGATGCTTCATTCTTTGCATACAAGTATGAATCTACTATGTCTGAACTAAGAGCAAGTGGTAAGTACAAAGAAGAAGACTTAGAAGAATTATCTAATAGTATTGAAAGAGAAGATAGTTCTTTAGAAGCTAGAAGAGATTCAAGAAATAAACTTAATGGTAGAGACAATGACTATGAGTCTGAAGCAGAAGCTAACAAGAAAGTTACTGTATATGAGTATTGGGGTAAACTAGATTTAAATGATGATGGTATATCTGAACCTATTGTAGCTACAATAGTAAATAAGAAATTATTAGATATTGATGAAAACCCTTATCCAGATAAAGAATTACCATTTGTAGAAATTCCTTTTTCTAAGAATTCATTTGCTTTCTGGGGTAATCCATTAGCAGAGTTCTTGTCAGACAACCAAAAGGTTAGAACATCTTTAATGAGAGGTTTTATTGACAATGTAGCACAATCTAATAATGGTAAGAAGTACATCAAGAAAGGTGCTATGGATGCTATTAATAGAAAGAAACATGAAACTAATGTTGGTGGTATAATAGAAATTAATGGTGATAAGTCTGATTTCTTTGAAGGTGAATTCAACCAAATATCTCCATCGGTATTTAACTTGTATGAATTAGTACAACAAGAAGCTGAAGCTTTATCAGGTATTAATAGAACTATGCAAGGTGTAGATAGTAAAGGATTAAATGATTCTGCTACTGGTGCTTCTATTCAGCAATCTAATTCTCAAAGAAGAATGATGGATGTAGTTAGAAGACATGCAAATGGTTTAAAGAAGATATTTAGAAAATGGATTTCATACAATAAAGAGTTCTTGACTGATTCAGAAGTTATGAGAATTAATGGTGAGTTTATTCCATTTAGAAGAGATGACATATCAGGTGAATTTGATATAGATTTAACTGTTGGAACAGATGGTATTACAGAAGCCAAAGTAAATCAAATTACTATGTTAATGCAACAAGTAGGTGGATTAGCAAATGTAGCTAGTATACCTCCAGAGTTCTTTAATCTTATGTTAGGTAAACTTGCTGATGAATGGGGATATCCAGATGTAGCACAAATGCTAGAGAATCCTACTCCTAAACAACCTAATCCTATGGAAGAAGAAATGGCTAAATTAGAAGTAGCTAATAGAACTGCTGAAGTAGATTTAAAGAAAGCTAAAGCTATTAAAGAGATGTCAGAATCTAATAGCAAGAATGTTAATACTAAGATGAATGCATTAGGTATTAAAAACGATTAAGCATTGGCATTCTCTATGATGTAAGACCAAAAAATATTATTAAGGAAAATTATGGAACAAGATATGAATATCATTCCAGAGTTACAAGAAGACATTAAACTTGGTGAAGCTCTTAAAAGATTACAAAAGAATAAGGACTTTAAGTTACTTATTTCAGAGATGTATTTAGATGAAGGTGTTAAGTATTTAACTACTAATATTCCAGTTGTAAAAGATAAAGAAAAAGCTTTTGAACAAATTACTTCAAGAGGTCATCTTTATAGATATTTACATGAGATTGAAACTAAAGCTAATGGTGCTATTGTAGCACTAGCAGAAATAGAATCATCAGAGGAGTAAGATATGTCTACTGAAGAAGAATACGAAGAGCTTTATAAGCAAGGGTTTGATGGAGATATTGTAGATTCTGAGAATAATGAAGAAACATTAGAACAACCTACTGAAGAAGAAGATGTACAAGCTACTGAAGAGGATGACGATTCTGCTGAAGAGAATACGGAATCTACTGAAGAGGACTCTGATGAGGAAAATCAGGAATCTACTGATGAAGAAGAGCCATATATGGTTATTGAAAGATTTGGTGAGAAGATACCTTTAACTAAAGATGAAGCAGTTAGAATGTCTCAACTTGGTTGGGATTATACTTCTAAGACACAAGATTTATCAGAACATAGAAAAAGACTTGAAATCATTGATGGATTACCTGATGAGGTTTTACAAGCACTTAAAGATGTATCTTCTGGGAATAAAGAAGCTTTAGCTAGTATTGCTGAAAAGTTTGAAATTGACCCATATGATATTGATGGAGTAGGCGAGTATAAGCCTAAAATCATAGAGAAGAACTATGAGTTAGAAGATGTTATTGCATCTATCAAAGAAGACTCAGAAAGTAGTTCTACTATTGATACTTGGGTGAGAGAATTACC